GGCAAGTTTGCTTCTATGAAGGATTTGCTGAAAGCAGTCGATACTATTGTCAACCCAAAGGTTGAGAAAGAGCCTGTTCAACCAGAGGTTGAGACACCTGTTGAGCCAAAGGCTATTGAGCCAAAGGTTGAAACAGTACAGTCTGTAAAGACTGCTGAGGATTTGGCTCTTGAAGTTCTACTGCAAGTAGAAATGAACAATATCAGCATAGCTGATTTTAAGATTGCTATGGCAAATGCCATTGGCATGATTGAAGATAACAACGAAGTTGTACCATTTGAGGCTGTAGCATAAGCTACAGTCTACCTTTCACTAGTCCGACAGCGGACTTAGACAATACGGAGTATTGAAAATGATTAGAGAATATTTCCATAGCATCTGCTGCCTGTTCTGGTGGTGCATAGCATTCGCTGCCTTTGCATCATCACCTATCATCCTTGTGATGTATGATGCCATGTCAGCAGGAATAATGCTTTGCATTAGCTTTATGACTTGGGCAATGGGTTTGTGTTTTTATGACAGTGCTTTGAGGAAAAGACAAGTCCGCATCGAAGATGAAATTATTGCGAGGTACAGAAACAATGGCTAAACGTGGTGCAATCATAGACATGGGGCGGCATAAGGTTGTGGGATCAAGCTGGCGTAGCATGGACACTCAAGCCTATAGCCGCAGCTATGAGCCGGAGACACGTCCTGAGTTCCGTTGCTATGTCTCTGGACAAGCTAAAGCTTGGCAAGCTGAATATGATGCCAAGGTTGCAGCGGATGCGAAGCGTGATGCACAAATGCAAGCTTTGCTTGACTTGAAACAAAGGATGATTAACAAGAATTTACTTTAGTGTGTATAACGTAATAACACTTAGAACGTTAGTGATAAGTGTTCTTACTTATATCCACTCTAGCTAGTCCGACAGCGGACTAAGGAGAATTGAAGATGACTGAATTATTTCTTGTGAATATGGTACATCGTGGTGGTAACTATGGCGGTGATACAAAGGAAGGTGATTGGGTATGCTTTCAGTCTACACATAGCCTTGCGAATGCTTCTGACACGGCAGATGCCCTTAGAAGCGGCGGGAATAAGGTACGTATCCAATCAGTATTGATTGGTACTGGTGGTCAAGTAGAAGTTGACTTGGAAAAACTTAGCTAATAGGAGATTATAAATTGGCTACAATTTACAAAGATGAAATGTTGCAGACCTTGTGGGACTTGTTCAAAGAGGTACATGGTGTACGTCCTCGTGGCATGGGCTATGAGAAGTATTCCGTCACTGACCTTGAGCATGAGATTGCTCACTTGCAGCGTTCTCTTGAGGAAGAGATACGCCATGAGCGTGAGATGGAAGATAGAGCCATCAATGCTTGCATGGACTGTGGTGCTAGTGACATAGGTACAGCTATGCGTTGGCTTGAAGATGCTTATGAAATGGAGTGGGTGTAATGATAAACGGAAAGATATTATCTTTGCTTGGCAAAACAAGGCATGGCAAGAATCGTGTCCATGAGCATGGCACGTTGTGGCTTGTGTTGCCTTTGCCTAAACGTGTACCAGCTTGGCCTACTGGCTCAATGCTGTTGCAATCTATGAGAACCAATGATATACGTTGGCTTACTAATGACTTTGAAGTTCAACCTTTTACGGAGTAAATGATATGAGACTTGAACATAATCACATTGTATTAACAATGCCGGATGGTCGTGAAGTGTCCATCATTCAAAACCAAAGGACAGGCGAGGGCATGGCTTGTGGACAATATCGTGAAACCTGTGAGATATGGGTTGACGGTGAGCCGGAGCCTTTGTATAACAAAACTCTAACTGAAGTCCTGCAATACTTATCGGAGATAAAGTAATGAAAACACAATTCAACATGACTGTAGCAGTCAGCAACATCATTGCCATGAGGCGTAAGGCCAAGCGTAATGACGTAGCGGCAGGTGTGGCATGGTATGCCAATGCCTATGATGCTTGCATGGCTATTGCCCTGCGGTATGATGTACCAGTACACATTGTCGTAGGCGTTGTGGCTGCCTTGTCACCTAACAATCGTTGGGCTACCAACCTTGTCAATGGTGAGGCTATCGTCAAGGCTTTCTTGGATGGTGATGGCATGGATACAGTATCCGTCTGTACATACACCACCATGAAGCGCAAGGCTTGGTCTATTCTTGAGGCTATGCCAATGCGTTACAAATCAGCTAATGCTGATACCAATAACAAATTGTATGATGAGGTCAAGCCTATCTTGAATGGCAAGAAGATTGTATGTTTCTATGAGAACATCATGGGTGATGATACTTGCACCATTGATGGACATGCTCGTAACATTGCATACAATGAGCGAGTCAACCTGACTGACAATCGTACCAACATTGGGATCAAAGAATATGCCAACCTTCAGGAAGCCTATCGTCAAGCTGCCAAGCGTTGCAAGGTAGATGGCAGACGTATGAAGCCATACGAATTGCAAGCAATTACATGGGTGACTTGGCGGAAGCTTCATGGCATTGGTTGACAATCCCTTATGTATATCTTATGTAACATATATACTGATACTTTAGTGAAGTATATATTGTTACTTAGATATACTAGACTAGTCCGACAGCGGACTAAGGAGTTTGACAATGCGAATTAAATCTATTAACCCTGTAGCAAAGGCACTACTACAGAGTAGACGTAGGACACAACAAGTGCCAGACAAAACCAAGTACAATCGTAACAAGGATAAAGACAATGCAAATAAAAGTGGAAAAGATGAAGTCATTAAAGACAACTAAGCCAGAGGGCAAGCGTGACCAATGGCGTTCATACAACAAGCGTAAGCAGAACGTGAGGCGTACCGCCAGACGTAACACTCAGATAATGCAGGAGCAAAACTATGCCTAGTTTAGATTTAACACCAGCGCAAACTACGCAGGAATTACAAGACATTATTGACTACTGTACAGCTAACATAGCTAAGTATCTTTTCAAAGCGGAAGCAGCATTGAGTCAGGTACGCCCCGATTTGCAGGCCAAAGTCATGAACAACTGGAACGATAAAGCGAAGGATGCATTAAAAAAAGTAAAGTTCTATGAAAAATATCTACGTGATGCAGAATCAAAACTTGTTGTAACTAAACTACTTGCTAATCTAAAGGAGAATATTCATGGGTAACTTAACTTGGAATGAAGTAGCACAGATAGAGACTGACAAGCGGTACATGAATATGTATGGCCTGTCACAGCTAGACATGGAAGATATGCTGCACGAAGATATGCCTTGCATGTTGGCTATGTCTATCCTATCTGATGCACAACATGTTATGTCGTATGACCAAGAACAAGCACGGCAGTTTATCAACCGTGCTAAGTATGTCATAAGACATATTAAGTCCGACAGCGGACTAGTGACTACCCCGACTACTAACACAAACATACAAACCAACTAAAGGAGATATTATTATGACAACATTAAACATTGAGAACACAATCAAAGCTGGCACTTACTTCAAGCGTACTACAGGTAAGAAGGGGCAAGTGCAAGGCAGCGCACAACTAGCAGCAAAGTTCACCAAGGTAGAAGCCTTGTACAAGGAGTTGCATGGTAAGCGTATGGGGCGTGAAGCGTTCTATGATATGTGTCTCAAGCTTGCCCGTACTACAAAGGCAGATGTTGGTGGCTACCTACAGTATATGGCACAAGACCTTGCTGGCATCTTCCTCGACAAGATGCACAAAGAGATTGGCAAAGAGGTACGCCTCAATCGCCAACGCAAGGAGAAGCGTATTGATGGTATCACGATCAGTCTAGGTACACATGACTTGCGTACTATGGACTTAGCTAGAGCCAAGACAGGCAGAAAGGTAGCAGCATAATGTATTGGACTGTTGGTATTAAGATGGATGGGATCAGTGGTGTGTACGATGTACACCCACAACCCTTGGAGCAACCTATCTGGAATCATGCGGTAGAACATGCACTCGACATGGCACAAGCAATGTATCCAGACAAGCATGTAGAACTAGAGTTTGTGAAGGAGTTTGACAGTGAGTAACACACACAACGAAGCAATCATGGAGCGTCTATATGATGAGGCGTATGAGGAGTTGCGGACAAAGTACGAGGATGAATATGCCTTACATAGTGCCGCAGTAGACTTAGCCAAGAAACGCTATGAGTTTGACTATGCTTAACTGCAACACAATCCTGTGCCTACAAAACCAGATGCCTGATATGGGCTTGGATGACTTGCTTGTCATTGGGTATCTGGTAGTGGGCTTGGCTATAATTATATACCTAGTAATGGATGCATTGAAGGAGAAATGATATGCCTAAGTATGAAGTAACCCGAAGCTATACAGTAGCCAGCGTTGCCACTGTTGAGGCTCCCGATGCTGACCAAGCAGCTTGTCTTGCAATAAGCTTGGACTGTGAGCATTGGAAAGAGTATGATGGTGACTATGACGCAGATATATCAGTCACACTAGCAAGAGGAGATTGACGATGTTTGACCCTGATAAAACCTATGCCCCACTCGTATGGGATATGACTGTAGCTGTATGGGATGATGATGCAGATGACTATGTTCGCAATGAGGATGGCAGCATCAAGCTATTCGACATACCCAACTATGACTACTCATATATCTGTGATGGCATAGATGTAGATGACTTACATGAACGTGATGAAGGGGTACTTACACATGAACTGCTGGCACTGTAAAGATACAGAACTAATCTGGGGCAATGACCATGACATAGACCCTGATGACCATCGTGGTGATGAGTTCAGCATGGTCACGATACTGACTTGCCCTAAGTGTGACAGCATGGTAGAAGTGTTCTACCCTATAGAATGGTAAAGGAGAAATTATATGTACGAGAGACTAATAAAGCCTAGTCAATTACTAGCATCACTGAGACTACACGCTGTTGGAAATGTAAACTTACACAAGACCAACATAGCTGTATACTTAAACAATCCGGCTGGCATTGGTGAGCATTCGGATATCATGGAAGCGGTACAGTCTGAGCTAGACAAGATGGCTCAACATCAGGATCGCATTGATCTGATAGACAGTATACGCTCTGAGAATGAGGGAGATTGACAATGATTAAAGGTAACACAATATGGCTACAGCTAACACGCAACGAAGCCAACGCTATCATGGTAATGCTAGATAGCGAAATAGAAAACACATACGAGGTATGTGGCATTGACCTGTCAGATTGGGAGAACCTAGACCTAGAAGCATACAAGCTGCTGGCGTTTCGTACTTTCAAGAAATGGTACATGGAGAATTGCGGTGAATAGTAATGAAATCAAAGGGATACAGCTATCCCAAGCAGTCATGTGGAGTGGGCAGGACATCTTTGAGGTAGCGTCTGCTGCCTTTGAGGATGCCAACTACCACAGTTTTAATGAGGTATTCCATGCCGCATGGACTGAGTTCCAGAAGGAGTTGGAAGACTGTTGACATCTTATACAATAAAGAGTATAACTATGGACTTACTATTATCGATACTATAAAGGAGAACTAACATGCTAGAATATATCCCAGAACACCTCAACTTTAATGTTGAGTTTGAGCCGACTAAAGTTGACGACAAGAAGTATGTCATCAATGGCACTACAGGTGACTACATTGGCATCGTAGGCAATGGCTTCACATGTGCATCACACACTGACTTTTTCACTAACGTCATGCAGACTACGACAGAAACCCTGTCTGAGCATGACATGAAAGATGCACATGTGTACTGGCGCAGCGCACACAAGTCTGGCTGGGCTATGATGGACGTGACCCTGCCTAATGTGCAGGCTAAGATCACCACCGACAAGCACGAGACTACCCTGATGAAGCGGATCATTGCTTTGCATGGTGTCAACGGTACGTGTTCCAACACCACCATCTTTGGTGCTATCGACTTCTTCTGTCTCAATGGGCAGATCACAGGCGATCACAGTAAGGTGATGCGTAAGAACACATCCAACTTCAGCCTCGACAGGTTCATCACTGAACTGCACAAGTCACAACAGGACTTCACTGCACAAGCAGAACAGATGCAACGCTGGGCTAACACTAGCCTTGCCCATGTAGATGTTAAGGCTATGCTTGAAGGTATACTAAAGTCTGACAGTAAGTCAGAGAAGATGTATGGTTTGTACAGTCAGGAAGCTGGTGTACGTGGACGTAATCTGTGGTCACTGTACTCAGCCTTCACCAACTATGCATCCTATGCCGATGAGCGTAATGGCTTTGCCCTACGTAATACAGGCAAGGACACACAAGCTATCTCAATGTTCAAGCGTGAGATTGATGTGGCTGGTTGGATTGAAAGCGCACAGTTCAAGGAGATGGCAGCGGCATGATGAACACAGTGCAGCAACTAGTTGACAAGTACTACACTTCCAATGATTACAACATGTTACGAGACAAGTCTAAGAAAGACTATCAATACTTTCTTACTATAATGTGTAACAGTTTTGGTGATGTAGACTTTGACAAGCTGACTAGCAAGCAAGCTAAACACGCCTATGAAGAGTGGGTTGTGCGGGGCATCAGCTTCGCCAACCACATCTGCACTGTGTCATCTATCGTGTATCGATATGCTATTGACATGGAGTACACAGATATCAACCCCTTCGCCAGTGTCAGGCGTAAGACACCACCACAACGCAAGGTTGTATGGACTGAGGATGACGTGCGTCAATTTCTTGACACTGCATACAGTCAATTTGAGTGGCGTAGCCTTGGCTTGATAGTGCATATGGCATATGACTGGTGTCAGAGACTAGGTGACATGCGTCTGTTGACGTGGGATAACTTTGACTTTGCTAATAGAAAACTATTTCTTGAGCAATCAAAGCGTAGGGCAGACGTAACATTGCCTATTGAAGATGACCTATATGACATGCTGATACATCAGGAGCAGGACTTTGGTTTTCAACAGTACGTTGTTCCTCGTACAATGCCTGTACAGGGGCAGTACCAGCCGTATAGTATGCAGAGACTATCTAAAGCTGGAAGGGCTGTCATGCGGCAAGCTGGGCTGTCTGAGGAGCTACGTCTAATGGACTTGCGCAGGACTGGTACGACACAGATGGTTGAAGCTGGTGTACCTATGGGACAAATCATGTCGGTTACAGGACATAGTAATCCACAGTCTGTTAAACCATACATGAAAAATACTTACTCATCTGCAAATTCTGCATTGACAATGAGGAAGTCTCATGGTAAAAGCACTTAACTGCCGCAACGAAAGTGAGTATTACATATGAATATACATAACATTATAAGTGATCTAGATGTACCTAACGGACATACAAAGCGTATGAATTGTCCTATATGTGGTGGCCTCAAGACATTCACTATCACAAACAACATGGGTTCCCTTGTCTGGAACTGTTACAAGGTATCGTGTGGTATCAAGGGTGGCAATCGTGTGCATCTGACAGTCGATGACATTCGGTCTGGCTTCAAGGGTGCAGAGGAGTTTGCTGCCGATACATTCGACATGCCTCAGTACATCGTGCCTAACCGTGATAACCTGTACATGAACAGGTGGTGTGACACATGGGGCTTGGACATAGATGAATTAGGTTTGATGTATGATGTGAAGGAAAGCCGTGTGGTATTCCCTGTCATACATGATGGAGTTATTGTAGATGCAACAGGCCGTGCGCTTGGTAATCGTCTACCTAAATGGAAACGATATGGAAAAAGTGGCTTGCCTTATACCTCTGGGTGTGGTAAAGTCGCAGTAGTTGTTGAGGACTGTGTGAGTGCAGCCGTTGTTGGTTACGGTTCCTTTGTCGGGGTTGCGCTTCTTGGAACATCATTGCAAGAGTCGCATAAAGGGTATCTCTCACAGTTCTCGACAGCAGTAATAGCGTTAGACCCCGATGCGCTACCGAAGACTTTGCAGATGGCAAAGGAATTGCGTGGACACGTGAACGATGTTCGTGTACTACGACTGACTGACGATTTGAAATATCGTAACCCGACAGATATGGAGAAGTTAAATGGAATTATCAATAATTAGAAGCCTTATGGATAAGTCTTTCTATGACGATCACCGTGGATCAAAATGTCCGCAGCGTTTGTTTAGTAAGGATGCTCGTAAGATTAAGGAAGCTATCGACACTGCTATGGACAGGTACGAGCGTACTGTTACACCAGATGAGATTGAGGCATTGTTCATGGCGAACAACCCCACCCTCACTACGGCACAGAAGCAAGCCTACTCTAGCCTGTTTGCACAGGTTAAACGTGAGCAGCCTATGGGCAGTGACATAGCACAAGAGGTGCTGTCTAAGCTATTCCAACAGGTGGTTGGAGAAGACGTTGCAAACATTGGCTTTGATATGGTCAATGGTGACGCAGCTACACTTGAGAAGCTACGCAATGTGCTTGAGCGTTATGGCGATGACTTTATCCCTAACCTAAACATTGAGTGGGATGACATCAGTATCGAAACGCTTATGGCTAAGGCAGAGCTAGAAGCTAAGTGGGCATTCAACATACCGTCCATGACCCGCAAGATAGAGGGTGTGTCAGGTGGTCAGCTTATTGAGGTGGGTGCTAGACCTAACACTGGTAAGACATCCTTCCATGCCAGCTTGATTGCTGCACCTAATGGCTTTGCTCATCAGGGTGCTAAGTGTATCATCTTATGTAACGAAGAGCCTACCCATCGTGTTGGTGCTAGGTACTTGACTGCTGCTGCAGGTATGACAGCACGTGAGGTGCGTGACAATCTAGGTGCAGCCAAGGCTAGGTATGAGCCAGTGATGAACAACATCAAGATCAAAGATGCTGGTGGTCGTGACATGGCATGGGTTGAGTCTGTGTGTAAGTCACACAAGCCTGACATTCTTGTGCTAGACATGGGTGACAAGTTCCTTGTTCCGGGGTCATACGCAAGACCTGATGAGGCACTCAAGGCTTGTGCTATATACGCTAGGCAGATTGCCAAGACATATGACTGTGCTGTATTCTATATGTCGCAGTTGTCAGCAGAAGCTGAAGGTCGTGCGCAGCTTAATCAGTCTATGATGGAAGGCTCTCGTACAGGCAAGGCTGCTGAAGCTGACCTGATGATACTGATTGGCAAGTCACCTACGGTAGAAGGACAGGAAGAAGAAAGCCCACTGCGTCACATCAACATTGTTAAGAACAAGTTGAATGGATGGCATGGCATGGTGAACTGTGAACTTAACTATCAGACAGCGAGGTATGAGGGATGAGGAAACAATTCAGTGAAGCACTACACGGTAAGCACGACAAGCCTGCACGTGTCCGTACTATGGAATATATGCAGGTCAAAGGATATGAGATATGGGAGAACCCTAACACCTATGGGCAGGACTTAATTGCTGAGGGTAGCAAGGGTAAGTTCTATGTCGAGTGTGAAGTCAAGACCGTATGGGATACAGACAAGTTCCCATTCGATACAGTGCAGCTACCAGAACGCAAGCGTAAGTTCTTTGCTTCACCTACCTTGTTCTTCATATGGAATAAACCACTAACCTCAGCTATATTATTTAAGTCTGAAGACATTAAAGACTTGACACCAGTTGAGGTATCTAATAAATATATAGCGTCTGGTGAGTTATTCTATCAGATACCACTAGACAAGACAGGAACAGTAAGGATGGGCAGATATGAAACTAACACTTGATGTAGAGAATACAACGACTAAGCGTGATGGCAAGCTACACCTTGATCCATTTGAGCCAGACAACTCATTGACTATGGTGGGTATGCTGAATGACCAAGGCGTTGAACGCATTGTTACCTTTGACCACAGTGAGGTAGATGCAGATGACTTTGGTCATACTGTTGTACAAGAATGGCTAGACAAAACTACTGTACTCATATGTCACAACGTGGCACATGATTTGTTATGGCTATGGGAGTCAGGGTTCAAGTATGATGGCGCAGTGTTTGACACTATGCTTGCTGAGTATGTGCTACAGCGTGGCATCAAAGAACCGTTGTCACTTGAAGCATGTGCGGAACGCTACGAGCTAGACACTAAGAAGCAGGACACTCTCAAGGAGTACTTCAAGAAGGGGTACAGTACACGAGACATACCATACAACGAGTTGTGTGAGTATCTATCTGCTGACCTTCACGCTACTCAGCAGCTATCAGACAAGCTCTGGCATAGGCTTAACACTGTAGCTGACACAGGCTTACTGTCTACCGCACGTCTGACTAATCGTGTGGCTAAGTGCTTGACTGCTATCTACCAGCGTGGCTTTGCTGTAGACATCAACAAGCTTGACGAGGTACGTACAGAGTTTGAGCAGGAGAAGAAGCAGCTAGTCTCTGACTTGCAGTCTCATGTCCGTGTTCTTATGGGTGATACACCTATCAACCTCAACAGCCCAGAGCAATTGTCTTGGGTTATCTACAGCCGCAAGGTTATTGACAAGCCATACTGGGGCAATACTATTGATCCCTATATGAGTGACGCAGACTTCCGCAGCCTGATTGCTGGCGGTACTGAGCGTATACACAAGACAGTAGCAGAACAGTGTCGTGTTTGTAACGGCAGTGGTAGTATTAGAAAGGTAAAGAAAGATGGAACACCATTTGCTAGACCCACAGGCTGTAAGAACTGTGATGGGCGGGGTTATCTGCTTATATCTACTATGGATGTGGCGGGGCTAAAGTTCAAGCCACCTTCAGCTAAGTGGGCATCAGCTAATGGCTTCAGCACCAGCAAGCAGAACCTAGAGTTACTTGAGGCATCAGCTAAGTCACGGAGTATGACTGACGCTGTTGACTTCTTGTCTAAGGTACGGCGGCTATCTGCTGTCGATACCTACCTGTCATCATTCGTTGATGGCATTGGAACATACACCAAGCAGGATGGTAAGCTGCATGTACGGTTGCTCCAGCATCGCACATCAACAGGCCGTTTCTCTGGTGCTGATCCTAACATGCAGAACATGCCACGTGGCGGCACGTTTCCTGTCAAGAAAGTATTTGTGTCACGATTTGATGGTGGTAAGATACTGGAGGCTGACTTTGCGCAGCTAGAGTTTCGTGCCGCCGCTTACTTATCGCAAGACGAGGTAGCAATTGAAGAAGTATCTACTGGATTTGATGTACATGCATACACCGCTAAAGTTATTAGTGATGCTGGTCAGCCTACGAGTAGGCAGGATGCGAAAGCGCATACGTTTGCTCCACTCTATGGCGCAACAGGATACGGCAGAAGCAAAGCAGAAGCAGCATACTACGAACACTTCACCGCCAAGTACAAAGGAGTTGCCGCTTGGCATTCCAGACTGGCTAAGGAAGCTGTAGCTACACAAAAGATTACCACGCCCAGTGGTAGAGAGTTTGCGTTCCCTGATGTGGTGCGTAAGTCTACTGGTCGTGTCTCTCACTTTACACAGATCAAGAACTACCCTGTGCAATCATTCGCTACAGCAGACATAGTACCTCTAGCCTTGTTACATATTGACAAGTTACTTGAGGGTAAGAAATCTTGTATTGTAAATTCTGTACATGACAGTATAGTCATTGATGTACACCCAGAAGAAGAAGATCAGGTAATCAACGTCATAGAGGAGACTAATAAAATATTACCTGTATTAATAACCGCACGATGGGGCATTGATTTTAATGTACCATTACTATTAGAGGCAAAGATAGGTCCGAATTGGCTTGACACCAAGGACATAACCTGATATAACTATTCATTCTACAACTGAAAAGGAGTTAATAAACATGACTGAAATCGCAACAATTGATACTAATAATTTCGCAGCAATGGCTAAAGCAATGGGCATTGCAAATGAGGGTGGCACTAGCAGCAAGAAGTCTGCAAGCACACTTGCTCGTTTACGTATTCATCACACACCTATCATGGGTGAAGGTGAAGTAAATGGTAAGCGTGTTAACATGGAAGTTATCTCTGGTGGTGTGTACAAGCTGGAGATTCCAGATGGCCCCACCTACTACGCTTCTTCTGTTAAGCTGCGTCCATTCCTGCAGCGTTTCATGTACAAGAAGTTTGTCATGGCTACAGGTCAGACACCTAACCATTACGTTAAGACAGTGATGGCAGATAATCTGAACACTGATCTTAAAGATAATGATGGTGGCTTTAACTGTGGTAAGCCAGCAGGTTACATTGCTGACTGGAAGTCACTACCTGAGAAGACACAGGAACTGATCCGTCAGATCAAACGTGTACGAGTAATGCTTGGCACAGTAGAGATGGTTGATGCTGTAGATGCAAGCGGTAATCCTGCAGAGTTGGATGCAACACCATTCATCTGGGAGATTGAGAACCGTGACGCATTCAAAGAGTTTGGTAAAGTGTTTGCCAAGCTAAATAGCCTGAAGCGTTTGCCTGTGCAGCATAACATCGCCTCTTCTACAGAGGAACGCAAGCTACCTAATGGCAGCAGCTTCTACCTACCAGTGACTACACTTGATGTTACTAAGACACTGGAACTTACGCAAGAAGATCAGGATCGCTTTGGTGATTTCATGGCTTGGGTACAGAACTACAACGAGTACATCATCAATACCTATGCTGAGAAAGCTAACTCACATAACGATGAGGATGATGAAGTAATCGTTGATGGTATTGTTGACATTGAACTTGAAGATGAGGTAGCGTAATGAACCATCCCGCTGAACTAGCGTTGCATCAGTACATGGAGAATGCTGTCAAAGGCACATCCACTATGTCTGACACTACCATCAAGCAGGTAGCAGACGATGTAGCTGATGCAATCACTCGCCAGTTCGGTAGCGGTAAGAAGAGGGGCGATTTCAGAATACGAATGTCTAATGTGGGTCGCCCCACTTGCCAACTCTGGTACGAAAAGAATAAGCCAGAGGTGGCCTTGCCATTCCCAACTACATTTGTAATGAACATGATGATCGGTGACATCGTTGAGGCGGTGTTCAAAGGTCTTCTTAAAGAAGCAGGAGTTAAATATAATGATACTGAAAAAGTCACTCTTGACCTTGGTACTACTCGTATTAATGGGTCATATGATATTGTCATTAACGATGCAGTTGATGATATTAAATCGGCTTCAGACTGGTCATACAGAAACAAGTTTGAATCTTACGACACCCTCGCCGCAGGAGATGGGTTCGGTTACGTTGGACAGCTTGCAGGTTACGCCAAGGCATCCGGCAAACGTGTCGGGGGCTGGTGGGTAGTCAACAAAGCTAATGGTCAATTCAAGTATGTGCCTGCTGATAACCTAGACTTGGACAAAGAGATAACCAAGATAAAAAAGACAGTAGCAACAGTTGAGGAGAACAAATTTGAAAGATGCTTTGAACCTGTACCAGAGAAGTTTAGAGGTAAGGAGACGGGTAATCAGGTACTTAATTCTGGTTGTCGCTTCTGTTCTTATCGTTTTGATTGTTGGTCTAAGTTAACAGAACGCCCAGCAGTCAAGTCACAGGCTAAGAATCCACCTACGGTAAGCTACATAGGTGCTGTAATTGCCTAACGCAAAGCGATTTGCTGCGGCTAAGAAGTATGGGTATCGCAGTGGGCTAGAGCTTAAAGTCTCAGAGTATCTTAAAGAACGTAACATCAACTACGGTTACGAATGCATTAAGATTGAATGGGAAGACCTAGCCTACCGCACCTACACCCCAGACTTTGTGTTGGACAACGGCATCATAATTGAGACGAAAGGATTGTTTACAGCAGCAGATAGACGTAAACACGTTGCTATCAAAAAGCAACATCCTAAGCTTGACATTCGTTTCGTATTCACTAATAGTAATAGCAAACTACGTAAGGGTGCTAAGAGTACATACGCTGCATGGTGTATCCAAAAAGGTTTCAGGTACTATGACCGCATCATTCCTGAAGACTGGCTAAAAGAGAAGGGTAAGAACAAGCATAGTGCTTTCATTAAATACAATGGAACTAAAGTAAAAAGGAGATAACATATGGACATGCTAGAGAAACTACTGACTGAGGTTAATGAAGAAGATTTCCTTATACGAGTAAGGCCATTCGCAGATGATGATGGTGCATGGAGTGGGGAAGTAGATATTTCAATTATGGCAATGCCAGATAACCCGCTAGATGATGATGACTACTATAAGGTAATGCATTTTGCTAAGATGATGTGTGCTTCTGTTCCTGTCATGGAAGAGTCAGAAGAGTTACGTGATATTGTACATGAATATGTAGTAAATGTACTTGACAACGAGATGGAGATTGATGTAGAACTAGAAGAAGAAGTGGGCGTAGAGAAAACTTATGACGGTAATATTGTACACATTAACTTCAATACAAAAACAGGAGGTTCAGCATGAGACATGATGCATTTATGAAAGCTAAGATGATGGAAGAGAAGGAACAAGCAGGTAAAAAAGCTTGGGGCGGTATTGATATGGTCAACAGTCCACCTCACTACAATCAAACAGGCATTGAATGTATTCATGCTATCTCTGCTGCCACTGGTGATGGATTCAAATATTACCTACAGGGTAACATAATGAAATACCTGTGGCGTTTTGACTACAAAGCCAAACCCCTTGAAGACTTAGAGAAAGCCAAATGGTATCTGGACAAGTTGATTGAAGAGGTTATGGCTGATGCGAGTTAAAGTATTTATCACCATTGACGTTGACGAGGAAGACTATCCAGTACCAGCCGATGGGCAGGTAGGTGAGGAATTAGAGGATGGCATACAAGAATACTTCTATGATATAGATGGTGCCACTATTAAAACAATTAGAACAATAACGGAGTAATCGCTATGATCAGTAACCAATTGCCTACCGACTACCAGAACTTCATTGCGCTATCTAGGTATGCACGATGGAAAGAAGATGAACAACGCCGTGAGACATGGAGTGAGACAGTAGAAAGATACTTTGATTACATGTCTAAGCACTTACAGGATAGCCATAATTATACGCTGTCAGATTCACTAAGAGGTGAATTAGAAGGAGCCGTATTGTCGCAGCAGATCATGCCTAGCATGAGAGCATTGATGACATCAGGGCCAGCCTTAGACCGCTGTCATGTAGGTGGATACAACTGTTCTTACGTGCCTGTAGATAATCCTCGTGCATTCGATGAGACTATGTATATACTCATGTGTGGTACAGGGGTAGGCTTTAGCGTTGAACGGCACTGTGTAGAGAAGCTACCCACCGTAGCGGAAGACTTTCATCGCACAGATACCATTATTAAGGTTGGCGATAGCAGACCCGGCTGGTCTAAATCTCTTAAAGAGTTGATAGCTATGCTGTACATAGGCCAGATACCAGCATGGGATATGTCTGAGGTACGTCCAGCGGGTGCGAGGCTCAAGACATTTGGTGGTAGAGCATCAGGGCCGCAGCCATTGGTTGAGTTGTTTGAGTTTGTTGTACAAAAGTTTAGGAGTGCAGCAGGTCGTAAACTATACCCAATTGAATGCCATGATATTATGTGTAAGATTGGTGAGGTTGTCGTTGTAGGTGGTGTACGCCGCAGCGCACTGATCAGCTTGTCTAATCTAAACGATGACCAGATGGCTCATGCTAAGTCAGGTAAGTGGTGGGAGTATGAAGGTCAACGTGCGTTGGCTAACAACTCTGTAGCCTACAAGACTAAGCCTGAGATGGGTACGTTCATGCGTGAGTGGCTATCTCTGTACGACAGTAAGTCAGGTGAACGTGGTATCTTCAACAGACAGTCAGCTATCAAGCAAGCTGCTAAGAATGGTAGACGTGAAACAGACCATGACTTCGGCTGCAACCCCTGCAGTGAGATCATCCTACGCCCATACCAGTTCTGTAATTTGTCAGAGGTAGTAGTACGTCAGAATGATACAACTGAAACACTTAAAGAAAAGGTACGACTAGCTACTATACTAGGTACGTTCCAAG